TGTAAAATTATTTCCTGTTATTAGCTCCTCTGGTTCTGTTTCGTAAGAAGCAATTACAGCATCATCTACAACCTGCAAAGCTATATAAACCATTCCTTCTGGTGCAACATGCTCAGCCGTATCCGAGATGAATTCAAATCCTTTTCCTCCAAGGCTTTCTAAATTTTTATCAGTGTTAGCAAAAATAGCAGATTCTACACTGTTAAACATAACATCACCCCATTCTTATTTTAAGTTTTCTAATTTTTCTATTAATTCATTTTTTTTAACTTTAAAAGAGTTAATATTTTTTTTAGCAGCTATTTTTTTTAAATCTTGGTAGCTTAGAGAAGTATAATCAATTTCAGTTTCTGCTTCAACTTCAGTATTTTTATCTTCTTCAGTTTTAATATTTTCATTTTCAATTTCTTTATTTTCTTCAACTTCAATATTTTCATTTTTATTAACTTTATATCCATGCTCTTCAAACCAGCATATAGCACGAGGATTATCTGTATAACCTACACCTCTCTTAAACTGTACACCTGCGGATATGCCATTATAATCTCTATTTCTAGAAAGTATCTTGAACATTATTCCTCACCATCCTCAGATTCTGGTTCTGCAACTATAACATCTATAGTTAATGAAGTAGAAGCTGTATTTGCATACGGTTCAGGTAGCTCACTTATCGTACCAGTAAATGTATAAGTTCCTGCGACACTAGCATTATAATTATCTGTATCAGCCCAACTATCTACTTCTATTAATGTTCCTGCTCCATTTGCTGTAACAAATCGTGGTAAGGCTTCTATTACTTCTGTAGCATCTTCAAAAATTGGATTTTCTGTATCTCCACCATCAATATCTTCAACATCAAATTCTGTAATTTCTATTATAAAAGCGTTAGATTGCCCTTTTATGTCTGTTAAAGCTTCTTTTTTAGAAGTGTAATTTTTTACTATTTTTAATTTTTCTGCTATTTCTTTTAATTGTTCTAAATTAAGTTTTTCTAATTCTGTTAAATTAGAATCATCGCCTGTAATTACTTCATATCCTTTATTTTCAAAATAATTTAACGTTTCTGTTTCTGTATCTTCTACTACAGCAACACCATTTACAAACTCTACTCCACCAACTTTATAATTGTGGTTAACATTTACACTATATATTCTAGCCATTTAAATACCTCTCTTTCTTATTTTTTAAATAAAAAAAGAGTGATAAATTAATACCACTCTTTTTTTATCTTATACTACTGTACTTTAATATTTCTAAATACTCCTGCTGCTTTAGAAGCTTTTAGAACAGGGGCACATACTAATTCTACTTCACCTGTTTTAACTGCCCCAGGCGTTGACATATCTGGAAGATATACGTTAACAAGTGGCTGTCCTGCTAAACTTGCACCATGCACTCCGTCTAATGCTAATCTAGCACCATAAAGGTCTGTTAATCCAGTTTTATCACCGTTTAAATCTCTAGTAACAATACCACAAACAGGGTTTGTAGAACCTGCTTTTGCTCCTAAATCTATTAATGCAATTCCGTCATAACTATCTACTTTTCTACCAAACGCATCTTCAGAAGCTGTTAGATAACCAGCTCGTCTAGCAATTGCTTTAATTTTAGTAATAAGTTTAGAATTTCCCATCAATACTGTAGGTTTTCCATCAAATTCAGCTAGGAATTCATCCAACATATCCATGAATTGTTTATAGTTAGAATCTAATTTTGCAGAAGTAGATAAATCTATTAGTGCATCTGTATTAAATTCTGTAGAAGTACCAGTAATAGCCTTATCAAGTCCGTCAAATTCTTCTGCGTTAACTCCAGAATCTCCGTTAATGAAAGCATCGTTAAATACTGCTTGTGCTGCTTTAACTTTCTGTTGAATCTGAAACTCTATATTACTATAAAGACTTCCAACATTTGCAAATACTCTATCTACTTGAAAACTTCCGCCGAAAGGTTTTAAATCTACTGTATATCTATTTACTTGTGCTTCCTGTGCTTGATATTCTGCATTAATCTCTCTAAATGCACCACTAGGTTGTGTAGTTACTCTTGTGTAGCCATATGTAAGTGTAGAACCTCCACCACCTGGAGCTACTGTATCATCAAACACCATATTATCTAATAAAAAACTAGACTTTCTAAATTCATCAATTACCCCTTTTGTAATTTTATCTTGTGTTGCTAATTTTGCTTGTGCTAAACTTATAGCCATATCAATCCATCCTTTCAATTAATTTTTTAGTTACTTTTTGTAGTATGCTTCTATAGCACTACTAAGAGTATAATCTCCATTTCCTTTATCACCAGCAGGTGGAGTATAATCTCCATCTTTAAGTCTTTCGTTTACTGCTGTTTCAATCTGTTTGTTTAAAACAGTTTCTAATTTTTCAATATTTTTCATTGTTGATTCTTCATCTTCACCAAGAAAATAATCTAAAATTTCAACTGGTAATTTCTTTTCAGAAGCAATAAGCAAAGACTTATTAAGCAATGCTTGTCTTTTTTCTGCTGCTTCTTTTTGATTCAATCTTTCTTCTAGCTCCCTAATTTTCTTTTGTTCTTCTGTCTCACCAGGATTTCTTTTTTTAATTTCTTCATCAACTATTTTTTTTAAGTTGTTTTTCTTCCAAGTCTCTAATCCTTTTGTAAAAAAGCTATCTTGATGTCTGCCTAACCATTTTTTACCTTCTTCTGTTAATATATAATTTTCTACTCCCTCACTCGTAACTTTAGAAAGTTCCGAAAGGTAGTTTTTAACTTCTTCATTATCTTTATTTGTTTCTAAAAATGCTTTTACATCTTTTAATTCCATATTTATCTCTCCTTCTGCCCTTTACAGTTCTTAATAGCCCTGCAAGTGCATATTTTTTATTTTCATTGACTTAAACGCCCTAGAATCATTTTTAAGGCATTTTAACTTGTTAATGTGTTTTTATATTCAAACATTAAAAAAAGCTGTTTAAAGTATAAAAAACAGCCTCTTTCTATATCAACTTTAACATTATTTAGCAATATTTGTTTAATCTACTCAATATTATGTGATTTCTTCCAGTTAGAATATGTTTTATAGTTTATTGTTTCTTTAGAAATGTTATCTAATCGCTTTGTAGGACTCCAGTTGTCAATTACAGGGATTAGGCAACAGCGACAATTTGGATGCTGTGGTGGGTTAGGATAGTTAGAATCAACATCATACTCATTCCCATCTAATTCTTCACAAATTTCACTTGTGCTATCGTCTAGAGTAGCATTATACATTACCCTTTTAACTACATTAGATTCTTTATATGCCTCGTCACTTGCTTCTGATACAACCCTTGCAAGTTCTGTATTAATAAGCCTTTTAGATTCGTAAGCACTAGTTCCAAAAGTATTTTTAATATCCCTTGCAAGTTTATCAACGCTTTTGCCTTCTATGACACCATTTTCAATATTTTTCTTTAATCTTTGTGTCAGTAAAACTTTGTTTTTCCATATCCTGTCACTAAATAACTCACCTTCAAACTCTTTTGTCACTACTTTTTCAATTGCTTTTTTATTTAATAAAGCAAAATTAGCATTAATTTTAACACCTTTATCTAAAGTATATAGTGTTTTGTAATAACTATCGCTGTAAGTGTCTATTAATATATCTGTAGTTATTTTAATATCTAAATTACTAAGTTTTTTAGCTTCTTTTAAAATTTCTTTATCTAAAGCTTTTAACAATGCAACTCTTTTAGCTTTACTTACTTCTAACACTCCATCAACTGCATGTTTTGCGTATATGTCTGAAACTTCTTTACGAATATTGTTTAGACTCCTACTATAAGCTTTAAGTAACTCTTTAGATTTTCTATCTGCTGTTCTTTCAGCCGCTTGACGTATTGCAAGTATTTGTTTTTCAAGTTGCTTATTCATCTTCATCAACTGCTTCCTGCTTTTCTAGTAAAGAACTAATTAAATCTAAATCAATTTGCTCTTCTTTTTCTTTTTTTATTTTTTCCATTTCTAATTCAACATTTGAAATCGGAGGCAACATTGATAATTTTGATTCAAGACTCATATTTTCCCCTATTTGTGATATAAATTGACTTAATGTAAGCAAATCATAAGGAATATTCGGAACTTGTTTAATTTCAATATCAAAATAATTAAATTCTTTATTAGTTTTAATTTTAACGTACTTAAATAATAATCTTAACCTGTTATAAATTAAATCTAATACACTATCTATTAAATCCTGACATCTTTGTTCTAAACTTGTATACCTAGCTCTTGTTGCTTGCCCTGTATTATTGCTAGGAGGTACTGCATTATTATTTATATGCCCTGTTAGCTCATACATTTTATCCACATAAGTATTAATCTGATTCATTATGTATTGGTCATTTACATTTTTTAATAACCATCCGATTTCTCCACCTTCAGGAATAACTAAAACACCTAACTCTTTCATTTTTGCTAAATCTTCTTCTGTAATATCTGCTCCTGTAATCGTAAGATAAGCTACTCTAAAATCTGATATAATATTTGCATTATCAGATACCAACCAACACAAACTATCGTTAAGAGTCTTAATAATATCATAAACAGTTCTGTTTAAAGTTGTTTCAGATACAGGAACTTCATTAAAATAATGCCTAGATTCACCTATTTTATCTAATTTATTAAATTTGCTTAGTTTGTAGTGTATAATTTTATTATCCGTAAACACATCAATATAATTAGTATTATCAAACTTTTTATTAAAAGCATACAAGAAAAATTGTTTGTTTCCATAATCATCATAACATAAATAACCTTGAGTCGGATTTATTATTTTAGTCGAAAACTGTCCATTATTATTTATATAGCATAATTCAAAAACTTTTTTATAAATACTTAAATTTAAAGCTAAATCTTGCTCATGTTTAATACTAAAGTGTGCTGTCTCTTTATTTATTACATCAATTATTTCTTTATCTTCTATTTGAGGTATGTAATTTAATTTTTTACCAAATGCATAACTAACTTCTCTATCTATAAAGCTTGATATATAGTTAATTATAATTATCTGATTAGAACGATTAGATAACGTATTATAAGTTTGTAAAATATCAAATTTATCATTGTAATAATCTTCTCTTTTCTTATAATCACTATATTGATTAATATAATCCTCGTAAGCTTTTTCAACTAACTGTTCAAAATTCAAACTTTCACCTTCTTTCT